CAGGTGTTTCTAAGACTGGTAGCCGTGTAGCTGGAGGAGTTTATCCACAAGCTAATTTCAATAGACTTTGGGAAACCGTTGTCGTTGATCCTGATAATCAAGATGCAAACGAAATTAATGTTCCTGAAGAAAGATTGAATGCGGAATCAGCAGAATATAAGGATGCTCTTGATAGGGCATTGAAACTTAACCTAGATCTACGCAGAAAGAATATGGGTGATCCATTTGATGTGTTCAACCAGGCTTTCGTAGCACCTTCTTCTTACGCTTCAACAAAGTTCGTAGGAAAGGGTAACAATGGTCTAGATGGAACTGGTACAGCATTAGGTGAAGCTCTAATTACTTATCAACATAAGTTGGCTTATACCAATGCAACAGCAGCTACTTCATCAACAGCAACTAATGGTTGTGGTAATGCAGTAACATCTTCTGGTAACTATGCAGCACTTTCACCAACATCTTACAACTCAGCACTAGAACTTGGTGCTACATTTGTTGATGATGTTAACAAGCCAATGTCAATGTTTGGTGGATTGAATACTATTATTGTTCCAAGGGCAAATGGTTTGGTTGCAACAGCAAAGCAAATAAATGAATCAGATTGGACAGTTGGTTCATCAAATAACGAAGTAAACGTGTACAAGAGTACAATGGGTAAGATTATTAGCTCACCATTCTTGACAAACTCTGTAAATTACACAACAGCAAATACACAAAATAAGAAGTGGTTTGTTGTAGACAATTCATACACCGATCCAAAGGTTGGTAATGGTCTTGTTCGTGTATCATTTGTGCCAACACAAAGCAATGTGTTCCGCTCACCTGAGAGAAATGCGCTAGTTTATCAGGCTAAACAGAGTTATTCATATGCTTGGGTTGATTGGAGAAACACTCTTGGAAGTCTAGGAGACCTAAGTGCAGCTTCTTAATTAACAATTCTAACTTGTTCCGTCTCGGGTTTCCTCTATATGGGGAAACCCATAGGCGGAACAAAATATCACAATGAACTATAAATTTATAATCAGCATAGTCGTAGCTTTAATACTAGGATTTTTGGGTGGTAAATATATTTACCAAGGAGCCTTTCTTGGTTCATCAAACGTAACTGGTATAGCTTCTGACTCTCTAACAATTGGAACAGGTTGTGATAATAGTTTTACTTGTTCTTCTGCACTAACAGTTGATTCTTCTGGTAGTCTTTCCACTTCTGGGACAACAACATTAAATGGTGCAGTTGTATATGGTGGAACTCTATCAACTACAACAGCTGCAAATACAACTATGAAGCAGTCTGATATTCTTACTTATGAGAATATAGTAGTTACTCCTACTGTTGGAAACGTTACATTGACATTGCCTGCAACATCGACATTGACATCGTTTCTTGCTACAGCAGGACAATCAACAACTTTGTTGATCACTAATGCAACCACAACAGCTGTTGGCAATATTACTATTGCTGGTGGTACTGGAATGAATATATCTGTTGCATCTGGAACAGCTGCTACAACAATAGTTATTCCTCCAAAGAAAACAGCTATAGTTAGATTTATAAGAATGGCAAACACAGACATTAATGTTCTAATGCAGCCTGCAATATAAAAATCATGAAATTAGTAAAATCAACATCGTGGAGAACAATTAATACATCAATTGATGGGGTATCTCTTTCGATAGGACAACAGGAAATGCCAGTAGATGATTCAGTCGCTGCGAAACTATCTGAGCAGTTCCTACATGAAATTTCTGTAAGCGAAGTCGAAGTTGTGGCACCACAAGAAATTTCTGTACCACAAGAGTCGGTCGAAAGTGAAGGTCGTTCCGTCAATGAAACTAACGAATAACTTTAATGGAAATTATTACTTATGAATCACCAGTTGCTGTAACAAATGAGATTTCTGCTCCAGCTACCTTGACTACAACTGAAACTGAACTGTTTAGGACTACTGATCAAAAATTCCTACACAAATCCCAATTAACACTTCTATCTTCTGTAGTCAATGCTGGTCTAACAACTGTTACATTTACTTTCTATGTAACACCAAATCCTACAGCCCAGACAGTTCTGTGGTATCCACTCAGTTTATATGCAACTGCGACTGGAATTATGACTCAAAGAAGTGTTTTGTTGAATAGTACAAGCTATTCTGATGGAACATCTTGGGCATCTGTAGACAACATTCCTCTTGCATCTTGTTTTGGTTTCAAGGTGATGGGTAAGTCAAATACCGGTACACCGGCTTATACATTAACCGTTCTCGCTAGAGACAATTAAAAATATGAAAGAACTTCTAGAAAAAATTATATTGGATCTTGCTAGAGAAAAATCTACTTCTCATGAGGATATATTAAAGAGAATTGATGAATTGAAGTCATATCTTCATACACTTGATAAAGTATCATCTGATATTTTAAAGATTAAAGATGAGTATACTAGAGAAATACAACCATTACTTGCTGAAAAAGCATCATTAGTCTCTGATATTGAGGAATTAAATAAACAAGTCTCTTCTTCCAAGTCTTCTTTTGAGAAAGATTTAGTTGAAAAAACTAAACATCTTAACTTATTAAAAGAAGAAATATCTGTAAAAGAAAGTAAACTGGTTTCTTTGGAGAAAAATGTTAGTGATCTAATCCTTGAGGGTAAAAATTCTCAGTCTAGATCAGAAGAATTACGCTCTGAAATGTTAACTCTTGAAAGAAATTTCAAAGAGTTAAAATCAAGCATTGTAGAAATTGATAGAGATGTTAGTGCTAAGAGGGCAGAAGAATCAGGTCTTACATCTTTAATAGAGAGTAAGAAGGCCGAACTATCAAAATTGTATTCTGATATAAAGATATTGGAATCTCGAAAAAAATAAATATATGGCCCACGAAATAGAAAACAAAACAACTTCAGAAAATGTCTTTACTTCTGATGAAGTCGAAGCGCTTATTAAATTAATTCAACACCCCAAAATTAAACAATTAATTGAGGAGGTTGAGGATAAATAAAATGCCTTTTTGGAATCAAATAATCATATCATCTTCTGGTGGTTCAGTTACACTTTCCTCTCCAACAAGTGGAAGTGTAGATGGTTCAACTACAGCCTTTGGATTTTCCTCTAAACCAACAATGATTGTTAGTGATGGTGCAACATATCAAGAAAATAAAGGTTGGACTTGGAATAGCATTTCTTTAACCGCAACAATGTCTGTTCCTCCTTTATACGATATATATAGCATAAGATAATGAAAAAAATATTAATTTTAGCTTCAATATTATTGTTTGCTCCACTGCTTACTTTAGCAGTAAATGTGACTGTTCCCCAGTCAACTGGTAGTGGATCAATGTTGTACGGTCTATCTAGTGGTAACTATGCCGTATTATCACCTGGAATAAATGGCCTCTGCTTAATCTTGAGTGGAGGTCTTCCAGCGTGGTCAGCCTGTTCTGGTGGATCTAGCGGTGGTTGGGAAGTTTTTAATAATATAGGTTCACGACTCGCTTCTCTAACTACTGGTCAAGCATTGGTTGGCCCTAGTGCAACATCTTCATACGCCAAGATGGAAATAGCTTCCACTTCTGCTGGAGGTGATAACTTAGGTCTTCTCATTACTAACTCAAGTGTGACAGCAGGTACTAAGGCCTCAATATGGTTTGCTCCTACAACAGCTGGAGGTGTGGCCAGAGGCTCGTATATTGCAGGTAACCAAGAAGGCGGAAATGTCATCGGTACTGTCTTTGCTACAGGTCAAGGTGCAGCTATTGATGAAAAGATGAGACTTACGGGAGTCGGTTTACTCGGTATCGGTACTACTACCCCAATAGGTCAACTATCGGTCTCAAGTGCAAATAAAACTACAGCCGTTCCTCTATTTGTAGTTGCGTCATCATCAGCAGCAGTCGGTACTTCTACATATTTCTTAATTGATAAAAATGGCACTATCTTTGGCGGTACAGACCCTGGGTTCTTAAACGGTGCGGTTTATACCAACGGTATAGCAAGTACGCCTACAAGGTTTATGCTTACTCAACCCGTTAACGACTTACAGTCTAACATGGTTATAGGTAACACCTACAAAGGTACAGACGGTATTTATGCAACAGGTGGTATTACTTATGTAAATGGAAGGTCTACACAAGGTGCTACATTTCAATCATCTGACTATTATGCCTATCAAGGATTCTCTGGTCCTTACTTTGCCGCTTTTACAGGATTACCACCTAATAGCTTTGTAACAAGTGTTACAGATGGTTCTTTAGTAAATGGTTCAACTTCAGCTAACCCAGCCTCATCAACTATTGCAAGAGCTATAGGTCCAGGGTTCTCAACAGCTAACTATGATGAAGTTATGAAGTTTATTGTAGATGGTTCTGTAGCTTCTACATCTGCTATGGGTTATGGAACGACTACACCTGTAGCACGTTTTGCCATTGTTGGACTTGCTACATCAACTAAACCTATATTCTTAATTGCCTCGACTACGAACGGTACTTATGCTTCAAACAGCACAGTATTGACACTTCAACCAAACGGAAGACTAGGTCTAGGTACTACAACTCCTGGAACTAACCTATCTATTGGTGATACAGGAAATAGTACTGTAAACATTTCAGCTACAGCCACTTCAACATTTGGTTCTGGAATAAATGTCCTAACAGGCTGTTTTGCTGTTAATGGAACTTGTGTCGGTGGTGGTTCAGGATCAGGTACAGTTAACTCTGGTACGACAGGCCAAGTGCCATATTACGCAGGTGCAGGTACAACACTTACAGCAACCTCAACTTTGTTTATTGATACAACTTCGTTTGTGGGATTAAGTACAACAAGTCCTAAAGGTCTATTAGATGTGACAGGCTCAAGCAATAGTACAAGTGCTACCACATTTGTTGGAGGACGAACTCTATCACTCATAAACACTGATACAACGAACAACAACGGTAATACCTTAGCGTTTAGGACAAATGACGCTAATGGTTTACTTACAACTGCTTCATCAATATCTGGTAGGTATACAAGCCATTCGGCTAGTGCCGTAAGTGGACAAATAACTTTCAATACAACCAATGCTGGTATTAACGCTCAAAGAGGTGTAATTGATAGCAATGGTTATCTAGGTCTAGGTACTACAACCCCCGGAGGTCGTGTTGCTATTGTTGGTACTACTAGCGACCCTTATATGATATTCGATAACACAGCAGGTCAAATAGTTTCTGGTGAATCATTACATAAAATATACTTTACAGAATCTGGAGAATTTTCAGCTCTTAATGATAGAACATCAGCCGTAATTGAAACAGTGGCAACAACCGACCACGCTGGTAATGGTAACTCTACAGGGTTAAGATTCTCAACTGGTTACTCTGGTACTCCAGTAGAAAGACTACACTTGAGAGGTGATGGTGTAACAGCGTTTGCGTCATCTACTCCATGGGGACAGTATGCGTTCAATGCTAACGGTGCTGGTATAACTGGACCTATCTTGTCTGTTGGTTCATCAACTCAAACATCATTTGTTATTCTTAACAATGGATATGTTGGCATTGGTTCAACATCTCCAGCCACAAAATTGACGGTACACTCAACAGCAGCTTCGGCAGATGGAATTACGGTTGGAAACAATAATTCTGGCGGTAGGTCAACCGTTACAGTTATGTCTAATAATGCGACAGGGTACTTTAATGCCTATGGTTCTGCAACATCGTTTGGATTAGGAGGAAATACAGCTTTTGGTTCAAACTCTGGTATTATCGTTTTTACAAATGGAAATGTATCATCAGGTGGTACTGATAGCTTCTCTGTTAGAACTGGAGGTTACAACACAACTCAGGAAAGGCTTATGGTTACAAGTGGAGGAAATATAGGTATTGCATCTTCAACGCCTTGGAGAACATTATCTGTTGTAGGTACTGTAGCCTTTAACGGTCTAACATCATCAACGGCTGGTAATGCGGTTTGTATTCTAACTACCAAGGATATTGTAGACGCTGGCAATACAACTTGTGTAACTTCTGCAAGAGATACAAAGAAAAATATAAACGAGGTTTCATATAAAGAGGCACAAGAAATACTCATGGCTCTTAATCCAGTATCATTCAATTATAAAGAAAGTGGTGATAGGCGTGTTGGTTTCGTTGCCGAAGAAGTCAATAAGATTGACCCAAGACTTGTTGATTTGGCAAAAGAGGACATAAATTATAAAGCAATTGATGTAAAAATTAAGAAAGGAAATCCAGTGTCAGTTGAATACGGAAACATAACATCACTACTTACTAAATTCATTCAAGGAATGTACTCAGATTTCCAGTCCTTAGTAGCAAAAGTATCAGGACTTGAAAAGAGGTTAGATGAACAGGATAAGAGAATAAAAGCACTTGAGCAAAGGTTAGAATTATTAAAAACAATATAAAAATATATGGATATAAACCCACAACCAATAGATACGAATTTAGGTGAGCCAGTAGTTGAGATAATTCCTGATCCAGAAAATCCTCAGGATATAGACTCAACAAGAGTTGTTGTTACTCAACAAAAAAATGTTACTTTGAAAGATGATACTATAGGTAAATTAAAATTAGACATCGCTATTTTAGAAGATGAAAAGAATGCTAAACAGGCACAAGTAGATAAACTTCTTTCTGAAATAGCTTCAAAGCAAAAAGAAATAGATACAAAACAGTTAGAATTGAATGATTTTATTAACCAAGTGAAAGCTAAAGTTGGATAATTATTATGACTCACGATTTAGATTTAATAGATAAACTCGCAATAGCTTATCAGCCATTAACTAAATCTGTTTCTGATCTTGGGGCAAGCGTAAAGAAAAATAATGATGAAGTAGTTGACCTAAAACGTATGTTTAAGGATCATGCTGAAAAGGTTGATAAAATGCTCGATTCACATGAGGATGCTATTGTAACCCTTAATAAGGATAAGACGATTGTCACTACGTCTATTAAGAATATTCGTTTTTTTGCGATAATCTTAGCTACGGTTATTACAACTCTTGGTGGATATATAGTAACAAGTTGGACAAATGAGCTTAGTTCTATGAATCAACGATTAACCAAAAGCGAAGAAAAAAGACAAGAGACATTAGAAAAGGTTTTACAAGAGCTGAATGTTAAAAAAAACTATCTAAATCAATCAGACTTAAGAGATATTATTGCTAATGTATATAAATGAAAAACTACGGGCTAAATCTAGATCTAGAATTAAAGCACGCCTCCAATGACGATTGGGTCTTTGGGGGATTTTCAATTCCATGTCTAGCGTCTATTCCAGAGCCAGATAGGATAAAATATCTCCCTATTGGAGAAGTTCAGAGAGGTAAAGAAGATATGATGGACTGTGCTACTCGTGGTCCGATAAACATTCTTGAGACAAAGTTTAATTATTTATATAGAACTAATAAACTAATCCCTGAAAATAAGAAGTGGCTTGAAGATAATGGCTATATAAATAATAATAATATTGAATTTTCTGATGCTTTCATTGCAATCCTAAGTGGTACAACTCGTGAGGGTAATTCACTTAAAGCCCCATTACAAGCTATTGAAAATAATGGATTGATACCAAAATCAAAACTTCCGTTTGAAAATTCCATGAGTTTTGATGAATATCACGATCCAAACAGAATAACGGATAGTTTAAAGTCTCTAGGTCAAGAATTTAAAAGAAGATTTCCTATCAACTATGAGAAGGTTTATGCTGTTCACTTTAATGAATTATATGAGGCTGATCTACTTGATGAGGCAGGATATGCTTGGCCACAGCCCATTAATGGTGAATATCCTAGAGTAGAAGAAGATCCAAATCATGTATGGGTTGGTATTTGTCGGCCATTACACACAATCTTTGATAACTATATTGATCCTATTGATGGAGACTTTATAAAGAAATTGGCATCAGATTATAAGATGTTAGATTATGGGTATAGGGTGTATATTACATCTCAAAATAAAGTTATAAACACTTTACAAAACAATTCTTTGTGGAGTAAAATTATATCATGGTTTAGAAAATTCTATGCAAAATAATCCTAAATATATAATCATTCACTGTAGCGATATATCAAGGACTGTACTTTTTGACCAATTAAACTCAATAAATAACTATCACAAAGAGCGAGGCTTTCCACAGTCCTCGCTTGGTTATTATGTCGGGTATCATTATCTCATAACTGGCGATAGAGAAATTCAATGTCGAAAAGACGATGAAGAAGGAGCGCATTGTAATCAAGGTTATGACGGCAAGACTGTCTACGCCCCTGGAACTTACGATCATGACAAAATCAAATCTATGAACTTCCAAGCGTTTGGGGTTTGTGATGGATTTGATGGAGATATTGAGTACCCCTCTGCAATGCAATATGCTCTACTCCAAAAGCGTGTGTGGGCATTACAGGATAAATATGGGATACCAAATGAGAATGTATTTTTCCACCGCTTTTTTGCCAAAAGTAAGACTTGCCCAGGCTCTCTCTTAGACGATGAATGGCTAAAGATCCTCCTTACACGCCCCGTGATGACGAGTATTCCCGAGAAGCCAGTAGAGATGAGGTGTATAGCCGAAGAGGCTCAAATAAAGGCATTAAAAGAGCAATTAAGTTTGTTTGATAAGTTATTGTCGTGGTTCTTTCGTAAAAAGTAGTCGGGGTGAATGATCAACCACATTTTTATAAAGTGATTCTTGCACCCCGATTACTCCTTATGAAAGGAGTTGTACAATGAAAACACACACAGTCAGGTGTTTCCGCAGGCGGTGTCAGTTACCTGTCAGAGTTGAAAATGCCGTCATCAAAAACGGCAATACTTTCTGCTCTGGCAAGTGCTGTAACGAATGGGAGAAGGAGTGCAAAGAGGGAATCTCCTTTCCGAAGAGACTCTCTACGCTCTTTCTGCACTTACCCCAGATGGTCGTCCATTCGGATTAGACAATCAAGGATAAGGTATGGTTATGTCCAGAACGCAAACTCGCTATGGGACAAAATCCTATCGTAGGATTCTGATTCGCAAAGGCGAGTCAAGACATCACCGAACACCAAGAAGCAGAGGTGGTTCGGATAAACCAGAAAACATCTCGGTAGTACGGCAAGCAGACCACAATGCTTGGCATACTTTGTTCTCCAATCACAGTCCGGAGACTATTGCCTGTATCATCAACGAGAAGTGGATTCCAAAAGACTACCGCTTCATCTGTGTGCGAGTTTAATGACGGTAATTCCGTCGACAGGGGGAGGCTTGCACTCCCCTTTTTCTGTATAAATGTTAAACTGTAATAGGGGATAATCCCTGTAAAGAGAATATAAAAACCGCCCAACTGCCTAGCAGTCTTTCAGTAAGTCGGTTTGCTGGATTGTCGAGGGGCGGTTTTTGCTGTATAATTATTATGTTATAAATTAATCATAATTTTTTATGCAAACTCTAAAGTCACCAGTTACTTGGACAATAATAGGCACATTTGTTTTCGGGGGATTATCTGCGATCACAGGTCTAATTCCAGAATCTTATGCGGCTATTATAACAATAGTTCTAAATATCCTTGGGGTGTTGATACATCACAAACAAGTCGTTGGTGGTAAATTAGGTAGAATGACATTCAAAAAATAATTTAATAGGTTATTCACAGATATTTGTCAAGCATTGACTTATTAAAAGGTGTATAATATGAAAGTGCAGTTTCGGGTGGGGATTGTTCTTTCACACACATTTTTATTACTGAAAATGTGTCTCAACAAAATAGAAAAAGGGATCAAAAATATTTTCATATGCAATTCAACTCCTGAGCTGGGACGCTTCCCCATTAGTCCCCAGCCGAAACTGCATTATTTAATAACAAAAAACAAATGGCAGAAACAATTTTATTTAGCGATGTAAAACAAAATATCAGGGATCTTTGTTCAAATTATAACGTGACAACTATAGACAGTGGTAATGTTGACAGAGCAGCAAATAGAGCTATTGAATTTGTACAAAGACGACTCGGTCTTCCTTCGGATGAAAAGACAACATCTTTTTATTTTTATGAAGATACAATGTATTATGATTGTCCAGATGCTTTCAATGAATTACTTGGACTTAGATATAATACAACGGCAAATATGGTTACGATAGGTAATGATAGGAATGTTCCAAGACGATTTTGGAATGTTATGAAGGATATTGAAATACTACAGTTTACTGGTATGTGGCCAGATGAAAATCAGGTTGCATTTACTACTCTAAATGGTAAAAATCAATTACTATTACATGGAAGAAATGTTAATGGTAGTTGGACAGTTAATCCACTTACAAGTACGAGCGGCTTAACATTTTCAGCAGATGTAAGTGGGGCTGCCCAAGATCCTTATATTTATAAGTATCCTAATGGATCTGTAAAATTTAATATTGCAACTGGCTTATCCGCAACAACTGTATCATTTACAGGACAATGGAATATCCAGAAGCAACTTAATGATAATGGCGCTTATAGAATGTATGTTAATTTCCCAACAGGTACTACTGGATATTTTTCTAATGTTGAATTGAGATTACAATCATCTACTGGAAATTACTATTCTATAACTACCACAACTCAAGCTGATGGAACTGCGTGGACAGCCTCGACATGGAACTTGCTTTCTTGGTTGTTATCTAATGCCACAACTGTTGGAAGTCCTGATCCTACAAATATAAAAACTATGGTAATAGTATTTAATCATTCTGGTTCATTTACTACTACAACTGGAATTAGAATCAATTATCTATATCAAATAACACCAGATTTAATTGATTGTATTTATTATTCTGCTATAAAGGGAACTGATACGACTGGTGCTACCAATAAAATAATATTAGATGAGGATTCTGATATTTGTTCATTTGGTGCTTATGCTCCAGATTTGATTTATCCTATTGCATTACAAGGGGCAAAAATTGTGGCACCGCAACTACTGGCTTCTCCTGAGTTTAGATCAATGTATAAAGAAGATTTTGAAGAGAGTATTAGACTTATGGGTCGAACTTATCCAAGGAAGAGAGCCTCTGCATTTGGCTCTACAGATTTACGAAGATAAAATATGTCTTTACGAAACGAACAATTTGCTTCACAACGAGCCGTTGATAGCGGTATAAATTGTAGTTCAGACCCACAAGATATTGCTGATGGATATGTCGCAGATTCACTCAATATGTACTTTCGTAATGGTTATCCAGAAAGTCGCCCAGGTTCTAAACTAAAATGGAGTAAACCTGATGGTGAAAGTAATTCATTACTTAATCTATTCAGAACTAGGGATTCTCTTGGGGCTAATTATACAGTAGCAGTATATGCTCCTAATTTTTATGTCCACGATGATGAAAATGATCAGTGGATAAAAATTAATCATGGTTATAATCCATCATCATTATATAAATCTTATTTATATGGATATGTTAACTGGAATGCTGGAAAATCTGCTGATGTCCTTTATTGTGGTAATGGACAGGAAACAACAATAAAGTGGCCTATAGTATTGAGATATTTAACTGTTTCTGCAACTGCTGCCGATACAACTATAACAGTTGATGATGGAACTTACTTTCCAGCAACTGGAAATATTATATTAAAAGAAAGTGGTGGATCAGAAGTCTATGCTTCTTATACCTCAGTAGCTGGAAATGTTCTTACATTATCAGGTGCATTAGGTACTGCCGTTGCCTCTGGAGCTGCTGTAACATTTGAAATAGATGATATTTCTTCAATTCCATCAAGCAATATATTTGCTAAATATAATGGAAGATTGTTAGTTGCTGGGAAACCAAAATATGAAACAGTTGTCTATGGATCGGTAATAAATAATCCTGAAGATTTTACTACTACTGGACATGCTGACTCATCATTTAATAAACCCATTACTGACGGAAATGGGGGTATAACATCAATGCATAATTTTGGTGAATATGTTTTGGTAACTAAAACTGATTCTGCATACAAAGTTTCAATCATTGTAGATCAGGCAAATGACTCCTTCTTGGTAGAAGTTAACCCAGTATTTTCAGATGCCTCTCTTGGTCCAATTACTAATGCTGCTGGTATTAAAAAGAATAACGATCTATTGTTTGCAACCTTAACCGAAGGCTTATTTTCTCTTACTCCTGGTAATACAGGTTCAATTACATCTGTATCACCAAATCTTATTGCCTCAGAGATTCAGAATCTATATGGAATATTGAACTTTGAAAACAGCAGAGCCGTATCGTGGAATCAGTTTGTCTTTTGGACAGCAGCCACATCTGTTGTGTCCGATACGGTAATTGTCCTTGACCTTTTGAAAACATCAATAGAAAAGAAGCCATGTTGGACACGGTTTAACAATTGGGGAGTACAGGATTGGTTAATTTATAAAGATGATAGCGGAGAGAAGCTCTATTTCGGTAATAGGACAGATGGAAACATCTATGAGACATTTACGACTGATTATGTTGACCTTCAGACTACTACTAGCCAAACACCATATTCATGCTCAGTTTTAACTAAGAGATACGATTACGGATATGAAATGATTCCTCTCGGACAAAATCCTCAGTCTAGATATTCAATAGCTTATGCATCTCATCCTGACAAATTAAAGATTGCAGATCTACTTCACATGCAGGGATATATGTCCACGACAGGAACTTTATATGTAGATATTATGTATGATGAAAATGGTAGATTTGTTACTATCACTAAACAGATAAATGGTACTGATGAATTAATCTATCAACCAAAGACAACAGCTCAAGCAATGGCAATGCTCGGATTACCGATAATGGAAGGTTCTATCATTGACGATCTTGATACCCTTGGGTTCTTTAACTTGTATATACCACTTCCTATAAAATATGGATTTACAAATATTCAATTTAAGTTTTACACAACCGATTCATCAATGCATTGGGGTTTAACTGGTTGGGGATATAATGGAATATTAAAGGATGCTATACCCGCACAGCTTGTACAAATAAGTTAGCGTGTTGTATAATTATTAAAAATTAAAAATCAAAAACTATCATGAGTATCGGTCAGTCAACAAATTGTTTCAAATGTGTCCTATCAACAGCATTAACTGCTGGTGGTTCTGAGACTACATTTTATGTGGATAAATTAACAACAATGACTGGAGAAACTATTACAACTTCAGTCTTTTCTAAGTTTGGTAAGGGGGTATTAACAATTGATCCACTTTCCTCGACAAATATAGAATTTGCATCATTTACTGGTGTTGATGGAACTGCAATTTCATTCACTGGTGGATCAAGGGGTCTTTCGGCTTTTGATTACACAGCTTCTTCATCAAGGGCAAAATATCACCCAGTGGGAACAACTTGTATTATTGCCTTCGGTACTCATAATCTCTCTGATATTCTTACATATATTGATAGCTTTATCGCTGGTAGCATTGGTAATGCTTCTTCAACTGTTGCTGGTATAACAAAATTAACTCAAAATCCAACATCCCCAACTATTCCAATTGCTGTTGGTTCTAATACTTCTGCTTCTGGAACAGATATAAGTACAAGTAATAAGGCTGTCGATGTTGCTTATTTATCAACAGTAATTCCTCCTGGAGTAATTTGGCCATATGCAGGATCTTCTGCACCATCAGGTTGGTTAAATTGTGATGGTTCTGCCGTATCTCGTTCAACTTATGCAGCATTGTTTTCGGCAATTAGCACCGCTTATGGAACAGGGAATGGAACAACAACATTTAACATTCCTGATTTAAGAGGAAGGACACTTATTGGATCTGGGACAGGTACAAGTGTGTTCACTTTTTCTAGTAGATCATCAGATACAATAACTGTTACTGGTTCAACTAATTCGTCTACTAACAATATACAAACAGGCCAAATTGTTACATATCATACTTCCGGTAGTGTTATTACTGGTTTAACAAACGATACTACTTACTATTTAATTCGTGTTGCATATAACCAATTTAAGTTAGCATCTTCGTTGGCAAATGCACAAAATGGTACGCAAATTTCACTTTCAAGTGATGGTACTGGAACACAGACATTTACACTAACTTTGACAGCCCGCTCTGTCGGAGATTATGGTGGAGAAGAAACTCATGCGATGAGTATTACAGAACTTTTGGCACACACACATACAACTTCAATTCAATTTACAACAGGATCAGGTTCTTCTACTGGTTCATACGGTAATGGTGGTACAACCGGTTCAACTGGAGGAAATGTTGCCATGAATAATATGCAACCATTTGGAACTTCAATGTTTATAATAAAAACATAATATATGGATACATTTCTTCAACAATTCAATACACTAACACCACAACAAAAGTCGTCTTACACGACTAACAATCCTGTTGTTGGAATAGGAGGATCACAATATCGTTGGAATGGTTCTGCATACACTCAGGTTGAACCAACATCCACATTAGGTACGTTATCTCAAGCTCCAAATACAACAGCTAATCAGCCATCAAGTTCGGCTAGTGTGATACAAAATTCTGGTGCTAATAATGCGATTAATGCTACAACTCAACCACCACAGCAACAACCAAAATCAGAAGATTCACTATCTACATTCTGGAATAATCTTAATACTTATGAAGGCTCATCTATTACCCCAGAGCTAATAAAACTAGGCGTTGATGCTGGATATGCACAAGATAAAGTGGCTGATCTAATAAACACACGCATTCTTACAAATCAAGAAAAACAAGACCAATTGAAATTACTTGCAGAAAAGAAATCTGCTGCACTTGCACAACAGAGTGCGGCTTATGCTTCAAGAAAGGCAGAACTGGATAATGAAAGACAAAAGGCAGCACATGCTGCTGTTGCTCAAGCAGCCTCGGTTGGAATGTTTGAACAGGGTGGGTCTGACGCTCAGCAATATTCGGCCGCCATTTCTCGTCAATATGATTTACTTGATCAGAAACTACAAGCACAAGCTCAGGCAGAGATAGAGGCGATAAATAAAAATGATACTGAGGCCGCACTTTCTATACAGCAAGAAATGGCTAAAACATATCAACAGGGAATAGCAGAAATCCGTTCTAAAATACAGCAGGAACAACAGTTTAAAGAAACTTTGAAAGCAAATACTCAAGCAAAAGCTACAACTGCTTTTCAGAATTCCCTAAAAACCCCTTCCATTACTTCTGCACAGGCTGACATTCTTTCTGCTCTTCCATCTAATTGGAATGACATGAGTGAGGCTCAAAGAAAGCAAGCACAAAATATTGCTGGTGGTTTATGGAATATGGCCGAACAGACTGGTGATTACAATGATGCTAATGGCAACTTCAACCCATCCCTAGCTTGGACGGCAATACAAGGCGGATTAACTAACTCACTGGCTCAGCAGAAAACTACTTCGCAAATTAATGCTGCAAATCTTAGGAATGTCTTATTGCAAAATAAAGTGTTAAATATGCAGAAGGAAAAGATGGCTTCTGAGGGTTATCTAACTACTCAAAATGGTGGATCATTTGCAAAAGCATATAATAATATTGTTGCTAATGGTGGTAAGGATAAAATAAATGAGGCTACTGGCTCGTCTATTCATGGTACTATAGGTGAATATTTGTCTAATGATCCAGAACAAGCAAAAACAGAATTAAAGAATTTTGCCATCAGTTCTATGGAAACCGTTGATAAGAATGTTTATACTTCTCTATCTACAATACAAAGCATGTCTAATGATATTAGTAAATTCATGAATTCATTACCTGCTGATCAGAAAACTGGTTTGTTGAATGGAACTATGAATGATTTATTTAAGTATCTTGGACAAACAAATAAACCGGCTTTGTCTGAATTTCAATCACTTATTGATCACCAATCAATGCTTTATTCTGCCCTTCTTGCTGGTAAGAGGTTTACAGCTCAGCAAGTTAAAGCGGTTAAAGACCTATTTCCATCAGCGTCTGATAGTGTTGCATTAAACTTAGCAAAAATAAATGCGTTAAATCAAACAGTTAAAACTGTTCAGGATTCAGCAATGCAACAAATAATGGGTGCTGAAAACTATAATAGTATTTATAATACCGTTGCGACACCACAAAAAGGCGCTAGACAACAATATAAGGGTGCAACTTATGAATTCGATGGAACTCAATGGAAGTTAATTAAATAATCAATATGGATTCACCAGAAACATTACCATCAAACTTTGACTTCAATAGTGAAAATGTACCAGCCACATTGCCACCAGACTTTGTTTTTAATGGTGATCAAGTATCAACTAATATTGAACAGCCAAAGGTTCAAGAGCGCGGTGCAGGATTACCTATGGGAAACTTCTTTGATACTGTCTTAAATGCTCCAGCATCTCTTTTAACTGGTATTATAGGCCATGGGGCTGAATGGACTGGACAAGGTTTAGAAGCACTTGGATTTGATAATATTGGAACTAAACTACAAAAGGGTGCTAGAAAAACTCTCGAAGAAGGAATACCTGGCTTAGGAAGCGGAATGTATGGACAACAACCAAAAAACATCTGGGATGTTGCCGGAAAGACAGCCGAGACTGGCGCTGATGTTTTGGCTGTTATAAATCCAGCCGCAGCAGGATGGCAAATACCTGGACTCTTTGCTCTATCTTCTGGACTTGAATCAAAAGCCGCTGGAGAAGGAGCATTAACTGCTGTGGAAAAGGGTGCTGGAGCTGGACTATTAACATATTTCGGTGGAAAGCTTCTTGGTGGTATTGCTGAAGTAGCGGCCTCTGGAATATCCAAAATACTATCAAGTACAGCTGGTAAATTTATATCTCAATCGATGGGAAACTTCGTAAATAAAATAGCTGAAATTGGTAAAACTAACCCATCACTTCTTGCTAATCCAGATGTAATTTCAGAGGCAAATGTGGTCTATGACAATCTACAAAAGGACTTGTGGAAAACAATTATTAAAGAAGGTAAGGTTGCAGGAGTGGAAGAAAAGGTACAAAATCAGGCAATTGATTCTGCTTCAAAGGAATTAACAAAAGCCTTTAATAGTAAGGACTTAACTTACGCAAGAATGTTCCAGAGAGATGATGTTGCCATGCCTAATGTTGTTGATGATCTAAAAGGTACTTTAAATGTATTTAAAAATGCCGAGGCTCAGTTTGGACAGACTGGTGCATCAGATCTAATCGCTATTTCTAAGGGTAGCGCTCCAATTAAAGGTTTAGCTGATGTTCCCACTGGAATGTGGGAACAATACCTAAAAGCAGTATCTCCAATACTTACAGATGAAGGTATGCCTAGAATTGGAGTATCGTTAGCTGATTTCCTAAAAGCAGAACTTAGATCTAAATCAATGGGACTATCAGATTCAGTACAGACAATGGTTGATAAGACATTTAAGCAATATGAATCTGACGCTATGAACTTTGTAAAAGCTCGTGGTACAGATCAAGAAAAAACTATATTTAATGAACTTGGACAAAGAGTAGATAAGGCTGAATATAAATATGTTGAAAATGTTGTTAAGTCAAAATTAACAGATTCATTTAATATGTATGAGAATCCATCAAAGTTCTTCGGTGATATTGTTGATACTTTATCTGGTAAAGGTGTAACACAAGAACAGGTTTCTAAATTTAAGAGTTTGTTTGATGAAAATTCTCAAATTATGCAAGATGGTTTATTCAACCGCCTAATTGAAAAGATGGGAGAGAATGTTGAAAAGGGTGCTTACAAAGCTAATGCAAAAATGATTGATTCTGTTTTAGAAAATGGAGGTGAGCTTTTCAATTCATCTCAAAGAAACGCATTGCGATATGGTTACAAACCTATTGCTTCTCAAGACTTTAGAGAATTTATGGGCAACTTTACTACCGGAAAGTCTGGTAAAATTTCTCCTGAAATAGTATCAGCTACTCAAGAAGTTGCTACTGCTCAAAAGATAGCAAGTACATTACAAAAAGCACTTCAAACAGAAGATCCAGAGATATTGTACTCAGGCTTTAAATCTCTTACACCAAATGAATTAGAGACTGTTAGAGTTAAACTACCAGCTGAGGGAAAGATTGAACTTGATACCTTCTTAAAGGTTAATGCCTTAAATGAGATAAAAGATCCAATTAAGAATAATCTAACTGGTAAATATGATGTTAGTGGTATAGAAAGACTTGTTAATAAACTTCAAGATGTTAGAACTGGACTTTCACTGGAAAGCCAAGAAAAACTTGATGCAATGTCTAAAATATTACAGACTCAGTCTAATTTGGAAGATATTACAACTTCACGACTTGAGACAATATTGCGCGGACTTAAGAATCTAACAGTTTCTAAATTTGCTGGTGGTCTTGGTAGATATTCAGCTATAACAGATATTGCAAAAGGAATCTTTGGTGAATATGAAAAAGTTACTGTTCCACAATATATATCGATTGTGAAAGAAATGGTTAATCAAGGTAAGATAATTAATGGTACAGATTTGATTTCTCCTAAGAGTATTGCAGGTAGTGGTACTGAAAAGGCGTTATTATTCTCATCACAACTATTGAATCTACTATCAAGATCATTATCTCAAATGATGTCTGGACATATTTCAGAGGGTGTTATATCTCCTTCAGATTACATAAATAGGGCTTCTAATTTGATGGGTCGAGAGCCAACTGAAGATGAACAAAAAGCTTTAATGGATCAATACAATGCAAACCAACAATAATATACCAAGTCATGATGACATTATGGGTAATGTCGTAAAATTCTTATTTGGATCAAATAAGGTCTCTTACTCAAATAAACAACAAGTTGCGACACCGCAAGATTCAGTTACTTACAATGGATTTAAAATAAATAAAGATGATTTTGATAAAATAAGACCAGTTTTGTTTGGTGAAGTAAGTAATCGGCCTTACGATAAAAAACAATTGGAGGCTAATGTAATAATGTCTACTATATTAAATAGGCAAAATGAATATAAAAAAGTTCACAAAAAAGACTATTCATTGAATGACATTGTATCTATGCCAAATCAATATCAAGCTTATGGTGGTAAACAATATAATCTATACAATGACGGAACAACTACTGATCTAGATACGCAAAAAAAGAATGAGATTGATAGTATATCCGATGACATATGGAATCAGTTAAAATCAGGTTCATTCAAGGATCAGGCTGGTGGTGGATACTACTACAAACATAATGAAAAAGATGGTAGTATTACTTATGATAATGAACGTCAATTATTTACAAAATAAAATAAATTAAAATGAATTTAGAATCAATCAAGCCCGTTTATCCAATGGTTCTCTTACAACCAACAGAAAGTGCTAAGAAGTCCGCAGCTGGACTTGTAATGGAAAACACTTCCAATACCGATGTTGCAAAGGTCAGGGGCGTTATCTTAGCTGTAGGAGAAGGTAGCAAGTTTAAGAAAGGACAAGAAGTTCTCTGGAGACGTTACTCTATGGATATATTGAAGGTAATTACTCCAAAAGGAGAGGTCGGTTTATATCTTCTTCCAGAGGAAGACATATTAGCAACCATAGATAATAAAAAATCAAATGCCAACAAAACCAAAGAGAATTAAGGCTAAGGGTTCAAAAAAGAGATAGTATAAAGCCCCATGTTCGGGGCTTTTACTTTATGCACATTTTTCTGTCTTTGGATCACATGGATACAGTGGAATCGAAGTTTGTATCTTTTCAATCGCTTTTGGTGCGGGGGCTATTATGATAGTTTTCTTCGTACCAAATAACATCAATACTATAATAGCAATTATTATTATAACAATGGTTGTGATTATGTGTTTCATAGGAATATTCCAATATTAGTAGCGTCTTCTAAATTTCGATCTAGTGAATCTTTTATTGAACTCTTTGGTTTGATATATAGATACACAAATGTTTTATTTCTAGAACAAAATATTTGTGTTAGTTTTGTGAGTGCCTGAACATTTTTTGCTTCCCTTCCCATCAGCTGTGCGCGCTGAGATTCATTCCCACCAATGAATACTTGGATCGTTCCTGGATATGTTTCCTGAACATCGACTTCTGGTATGAAGTCCCATGTAAGCTTTATTATATTTTTTATATATTCTTCTACTTTATCCTTCATGTTATTGTTTGAGATGTTATAAAATCGTTAAACGGAATACCGATACCAAATTCTCCTCGTGCCAATTTCCATCCGTTTTGCCAGCGATATTCTTTTTCTCCATTCTTGGCATAGACAGTATAGTAGGTAAAAGAAAATTGTCCACCCTGAACTAAAGGATCATTAAATATCAAATTACTACCAATATCTGCAATTGAGGAAGCGTTGAATGTCTTATTGAGACGATTTAATTTTACAAATGATTTTCCATCAATAAGTTGTTGAGATAAATCATCTGCCTCTTGTTGAGTTATCCATATTGGTGCGCTTTTATAAAAGAAAATGCAGTTATACATTTGATTGAATTATTATAATATATATGTATTATACAACATTCTCTTCATTATTGTTAAGAGCGGCTTTAATTTCTTCGGCTATAATTGGATTATCTTCAAGAAACTTTCTAGCCTTATTCTCTCCAACTCCAATTTTTATAGTACCCCAGTATATAGTATTGCCTGCTTTAGTTAATTTCCCTAGTCTTAGAGCCATTGCAAGCAGATCAGCCTCGGCAGAAAATCCTTGTCCATAAAGTAATTTAACGACACATTCTTCACCAGGAGTTGCAACTTTGTTCTTCTTAACTGATATGTGTATATCTTGACCAACTAACTTATCCCCACTTTTCAATGATGAAGCTCTAGAAAGTTCTAACATTATTGAACTATAGAACCTGAGAGATAGACCGCCAGGAAGAATATATGGACTGTATCCTCCTGCTAAAATGTTTTGTCTTAATTGGTTTATAAAAATAACTATTGTTCCAGCCTTGTCCATTGGGCCAACTAATTTCATTAGACCCTTAGACATTATTTTTGCCTGCGCTCCTATTTGATATCTACCTTGCTCAGCTGACGCATCTATCATTGGTACTAAAGCAGAAACTGAGTCTACAACAATTAGTGAGACTTTATGTTCTTTTATGAGCAATTCCATTGCTGTAAATGCGTCTTCTGCCGTCTCCGGTGTAACGATCACAAGTTTTTGTGTATCAACACCCAATGTTTCTGAGAATTTATGATTGAAACTATATTCCGCATCAATATATGCACAGGGTAAACCTAGTTTTTGGAAATGAGATATTATTGCAAGACATAAGGCTGTTTTGCCTGTAGAAAATACTCCATGAATTTCAATAATTTTACCCTTCGGTAATCCTCCAACCCCGATCGCGGCATCAAGTGGTAACATTCCACTAGGTATAACATCAACTTTTCCTCTATTTTGTCCAGAGAATACAATATCTTTATCTAATTTTTTATTTAAATCCTTTACAATTTTATCTATATCACTCATATACTTTTAAGTTATTTATTTTAATATAAATATTATATCATTAATCTACAATATGTCTTGCCCAAAAATACATAATTGCTTTTGAAAAGTCTCTTATTTTTATATAGATCCACATAAGTTTTTTGCGATACCGCAACAGTTATTCACAGTTTATCCACTTTAAAGTGTTTTTATTCGTTAATAATTATACTATTCTTTAATTTGTTTTCAACATTACTAACTTTTAATAAACACAAAAATATGTTATATTATGCAAACCTAGAACGACTAATAGTAATAGTATATAAATAATATGAAAAAACAAATTATTATTTCTTCTTCAGAAGAAAATATCAACGATAAAGATATTCAAGATTTTATAAGAGCTTATTTCGACTCTCCTCTTGGAGAAGTTGATATGAAGAAAATCCAAAAACTATTCAATTGGTCTGATAAAAAGACTGATGCAATTTCCGATTTAGCAATTAAAGCAGGATTTATATATGAAAAATAAATTACAACTTACTGTTATAAGCAAGATGCTTGCTAATACTGTATCTGACTGGAAAGCCAGAAAAATAATAATGTATGTCGCGATCTGTGAGCTATGGAGACAAGAAATTGTCGCTCCTTCCGATGCTTATCTATTAAAAAAGTTTGGCTGGGGAAGTAAAAAAACTCTTTGGAATGCTATCTGGGAAGCCAAGAAAAGTGGATTTATTGATGTTGTTGGATATGGTGAAAATAAGATATTTGAATTAAATAGAAACTATTTTGAGTCTAATATGCAGAGATTTCTATACAGATTTAGAAGGACTGGCAGAAGTCTTATGGAAGTTCTTAACGATGCTTTGGGGGACGGTTTGGGGGACGGTTTGGGGGACGGTTTGGGGGACACTTTAGGGGATAGTTTAGGTGAAAAAAAAGGCCTCGTTGAGCCACAAAATGAAGAAAAAGGGGGGTACTGTAATATGAATAGTAATTGTAATAATTTGGATGAAACTGGAGTTTCATCAAAAACATCTTTTTCTTCTTCCAAAGCAATCGAAACTATAACGGCCGTCGACGAGTTTGGCGCACCTTTAAAACAGAAAGATAATATTAGTAATATACCATTTGATTTCAAGGCTGAGATGAAACGCTTAAAAGGTTCAAAGGATCGTAAAGAAAGGATACTTGGTCTTTATTGGCATGCTAAAGGTATTAAACTTAATACGCTGTATCAATACAAACAACAGCGAGGTCGAGATATTAAGTATGCGAAAGAATTAGAAGGATATGACGGTCAAAGTCTTTTAAAGGCAATAGAGTTAGTTAAACAGGATTCTGAAAAAAATAAATATGATTGGACAATAACAACTATAGTAAAAAAGATAACATCATTATGATTAGTAAAAAACAAATAGTAGATTCGTTAAAAAAGTCTTTAGAAAGTGAAAATAAACAAGAAGTTTCTAGTGCTGATTTGGAACAATTCCTCAGTAGATATGACGGGTGGGATAGGATAGATCATTCAATTAATCTTGAGGAAGAGGTCAGAAAAAATGGTATTCGTAAGGGTATGACAACTGGTGTAAATGATTTGGATTCAATTTTAGGTGGATTTTATGAGGATCAGGTTATTGTTGTAGTAGCCAGACCAAAAAGTGGAAAGACAAGTTTCGCGTTATATTTAACAGAGATGATGGAACAGCAAAGTCCACTTTTCCTTGCTCTAGAGCAGTCTCCGCGAGAACTTATTGAACAGATGGTTGAAAGAAATATTAAAATACCGTTTTTCTATACTCCACGATCAACAGAGAATATTGATAAAACCACTGATTGGATACATTTAAAAATTGTTGAATCTCAATATCGTTCTGTTAAAGATAATAGACAACCAACTAAATTGGTATTAATTGATCACTTCGGTTATGTAACTCGTAGAGCATCATCAGATCAGGTTACTTGGAGTATTATTGGAGCAATGCAAGACTTAAAGCAGATTGCAAAGCAGACAAAAACAGCTATTGTTATTATTGTTCACACAACGAAAGGTGATCCGCTTGAAGCTCCTACTACAGAAGATTTATTTGGATCGGCAGGTTATCATCAGGAAGCAGATACAGTATTGTCTTTATGGCGCGAGACATACAAAGAAGATAAAAAGATATGTCAAACAAACAATGTTCTTTTACAGGTTTTGGCAAATAGAAAAAAAGGTGTTACAGGAGCAATTAAGTTTCAATTTAATAATGGAAGATTTAATAGGATTGATTGGGTTGATCATGCTGGGGCTAAAGCTGATAGAGAGTTAAATGATTGGACACATGGATTATGAGACAAATATATTTTGATATTGAGTTTGTTGATTGTATTAAATATCTTGAAGATGAGTTTTTTGATCCTAATTCGGTAAATAGCGATTATCGTGTTAAAGATGATTGGGGTGGCTATCGTGCAGTTCTTTCACATCTTGTGGCACCACAAAAGACATTGACCATTATGGAACAAATATTCATTGAGAGAGAATATAGGATTAACAGATTAAAATTAATCCCTAAAAATGAAAATGAAAAAAAATATATTGAAGCTACGCTACAAATTTCCAAAGCAGAAGAAAAAAGGTTGCTTGATAGATTTGAAAGACAAAATAATGCCGTTGGTGATGTTGATAAAGCAAAGAGTTACCCGATAGAAAATATAATATTATTTACACATAATTTCGCAAAGTGTTTATGGCATGGAGATGGAAACGAAAGAACACCATCATTGCACTTAATGAAAAAAGCAAACAAGGCATACTGTTTCTCTTGTGGAAGGGCTTACGATTCAATAGATGCAATTCGTAAAATATATAATTGTTCGTTTAAAGAAGCTATTAAAAAAATATCATGACAGATCTTATTACAAAAGATAACTTAGAATATTGTAGAACTACAATTCAGTTAAAAGAAATACTCGAACAGACATTTATCTCTCTTGCCGAGCGACTATTCAATATTAGGGAAAAGAATATGTGGCAAGCGGAATTCAGCTCTTGGGATGAATTTCTAATGGAATTGAAATTAAATCAGCCAACGGCATCTAAATTAATTTCAGTGTATAAGAAATATGTAATTGATTTTGGGATACCGACAGAAAAGCTAAAGTCTGTGCGCTCTTGGGAATCTTTGTATGCGGTTCGTTCTCTTGCGGTATCACAAGAAAAAGCTCTTGAATTGGTTGAACATGGAGCGATTATGAGTGATAAGGATATGAGGGCAATGACTAAAAACGCCCCTTTGTGTGATGATCATGATTGGTATGCCCTCAGAATATGTAAAAACTGCGGTTTAAAAGAGAAATTACATGAAAATGATAGAAGTATCATCTAGTATGTTTAAACCTCCTATAAATCAAATTACATGAGGAAAGTACCAAATAATATAAAACAAGAAATTACTACAGATCCGTTTTATAGGAAGTGTATTGTTTGTGGTACCGCAAACAATATAAATATTCACCATGTTTTAATTGGCGGTAGGCAAAGAGATGAGAAATGCTTTCTTGTCCCGCTTTGTTATAATCATCATGAACAGGCGAATACTAAACAAATGATTGATTATTGTGAGTGGGTATCGTTTAATCGAACCCCGCTTTCACTGCTAAAAGAACTAAATTTATTAGATAAAATAAGAAGATTAAATATCAGAATAAAAACAAATGACAAAAAGTAATAGACAAAAAGGGGCTTATTATCTACGAAGGGCGATTCTCTATTTCAAGGAACTTGGATGGAATGTGGAAAAACTTGAGGTAAGTATTCCCTTTTTTATAAAAGGAAGAGTTTTGTTTAGTAGAAAAGACTTGCTTGGTGCTGATTTAATTATCTGGAAAGATAAGGAAGTATTCTTAGTTCAAGTAAAATCGACCATTATTGGAAAAAAGGGAGTATATAAGAATCGATCCGAGGCTAAGTCGGAGTTTTCAGATATTCCAATTCCAAAGATGATTATGTTGTATGAACCAAGAAAAAAGCCATTAATTGAATATATTTAATTATGAAATATAAGATAATATATGCTGATCCGCCTTGGAATTACAGAGATAAAGCCCTTGCTGGTAAACGCGGAGCCGGTTGTAAATATAAAGTAATGGATACTTTTGATATTGCTAAAATTAATGTGGGGGGGGGTAGCAGATGATAATTGTGTTCTATTTTTGTGGGTAACTATGCCTAAATTAAATGAATGTTTTGATCTAATTAAGGCGTGGGGTTTTGAATACAAAACTGTTGCCTTTACATGGATAAAATTAAATAAACGTTCAATGACCCCTTTTATTGGAATGGGAAATTGGACACGAGCAAATGCTGAAGTTTGTCTATTGGCCACAAAAGGAAAACCAAAAAGAAAATCGGCCTCTGTTAGCTCTGTGGTAATGACCCCAATAGAGGTACATAGTAAAAAACCTGATGAAGTCAGAAAACGAATAATTGAGTTGATGGGAGATTTACCAAGGCTAGAGATGTTTGCACGCTATAAATTAGAAGGGTGGGATGTTTTTGGTAATGAAGTTGGTAATAGTGTAAAAATACCTAATTTTTAGGGATATAATACACTTATCCACAAGTTATACACAGTAGCAATAATATTATTATCATGATAGTATATATACATATTAATTAATAATAATAACAATGTCGTATCCAATTCCATCAGTAGATCCATTAGATCCTGTCTTACCAGAAGATATAGATAATCATGAGAGACCAAGACTTCTCTCATGTAAAAAGTGTAATTTTTCTTGGATTCCAAGAGTAGATAATCCACGGTCGTGTCCAGAATGTAAAAGTAGATATTGGAACAAACATGACTAAAAGATGTGATATTTGTTTAAAGAAGAATTGTGGTTCGAGCCACAATGAGGTTATTAAATATCTGATTTATAATAGTAATAGTGTTTCGATCTCAATTTCTGGACAAAAAAGACTAGGTAAAGATTATTTAGATAAGTTAAGAAAGGTTAAGTAGTTAAATATTATTAAGTATAAATAATAAAGAAATGAAAACAAAATTTGAAAAAGTATATGGTGTGGTATTAGATATTTTGGTAGCTGGATTTTTACTATCTATGATATTAAGCGTTCTTCTCCTTACTAAACAAATGGCACTTCAGAATGATCGTTATGAATTGGAAAACAATACAGAAATAAAGACAAAAGTATTTACAAATACCATGCAGGAAGCATACAATTTTTGTGTCGATCAATATAAATTGAAATCTTATGACAGTAATCTATCAGTCTCTTTTTATACTAATGATCGTCAAGTGGTTGGTGTATTACAAATATCCTGTAAGAATATTTTGGAAGGATATAAGCCTAAAGTAAAAGGTTTGATGGGTTCAATGAATGAAAATAAGTAAAACAAATAACATGAAAAAAACAAAAACAGAACAAGTTACAATATTAGATGTAATACTTTTTTTTGCGATGATAGTTTTACTTTCGGCACTATCATCAACAATAGTTTTTACATTGTTTAAGTATACCCCAATTGGGATAGTTAATACTATAAATTCTTCTTCTTATAATGAAGGCTACAGAGCAGGAGAAAAAAATGTCAGAGATTTTTTCTTAGACTTTGTCGAGAGATGTTATGATGCAAAAATAAAAAATCTTAAAACAGACAACTGGTATTATTCAATTACTTCTAAAGTAGATTTGAGAAAAATTACTTCTGTAGTTTTATCATGTGAAGATGTACTTCATAACTATCGTTCAGATGACTTTGTAATTGGTCCTGCAAGGTCAAATGATTGGGTATCGGTAATGAAAAACAAATAACATGGACGACATAATCTTAAATATAACAAAAACATTAGCAGTCATTGGGTTAGGATTTTTAATGTCTGTACCAATATTTATAATGCTTGATTATTTTTCAAATAAATAACATGACAAACGAATTAGAAATGCAAATTAAATATTTACAAAGTCGTTTAAAGGATAATCACTATGATGAGGGGCTTTCAAAAAGAAAGATAGAAGAAGCAATAGAATTATTAGGTAATATTTTAGATGCTTTAACACTAGTATAAATAACATGAACGAAATCAAAATAAAAGACAGTGGTATATGGGTTATAGCATTTGCATTGATTTGGATTGGAATGAATTTATCTATACTTATTGATATTCTTTCTAAAATTGCAACACATATAAAATAAATAACATGATCAAAGACACAAAAGAAGGAGAGACACATAGTTACAATGATGGTTGCGGTGAATCAGCACATAATCTTAAGCTACCACAACATATAGAGGAGAAGTTTGATGAGAAGTTTGTTCAACATGGTGGAGTTGTGCCTAGACATAGAGACTATGGGCAAACCTTAGCCAGAGAACTCAAATCTTTCATAGCCACTATATTAGATGATGCTACTAAAGAAGCGATGGAGAGGGCAAAAAAGGTGAAGGCTGAAATGCAGTTGGTTGACTTCCCAAAAAAATCCCCTACTGAAATTGAACAAGACTATCGGAAGAGGAAAAGAGGATTTCAAATAGCCAAGTCAAAGTTTATAACTATCTTTTGTAATGCGTATCTGCGTCACCCATACTCTAGTGACGATATTACTATCTAATAAAATAATATAAATAATATGTTCAAAGACACAAAAGAAGGCCAAACACACCACGACAAAGACGCTTGTTATAAGTGTCGTGAATGTTCTGGACACTACCAAACTAAAAATGATTTACATCAACATCTATCTGAAAGTGTTCAGTGTTCTGATTTAGATATCATAAATTTTAATTCGATGAATGGTGGACATGGTCCACTAGGAAATTTTTGTAACCATTTAATGGTCGACACAGGAAAGTATGAAAGAGAATGCAAATTTTGTGGACTATTAGAATTAAGAGCTGATTAAAGAAATAACATGCCTAAACTACCAAAAAAAATTGAAGAGAGATTTGATGAGACATTTTCGCCTGAATGGTGGAAAGGTTTTGGAACAACTGACGATATAAATAAGCGTGGCGTAGAAGGTATTAAATCTTTTATAGCCACTATACTAGAGGAGGAGAGTATGAAATTTGTCCAAGAAGTTGAAGATGTTAGATGTCAATACGAACATGAAGCGTATGGACTAAATTCTGTAGACAGTTTTAATAACGCACTTGACCATGTAATACAAGCTATCAATTTAATCAAAGAAGATAAGTAACATGGAAAAGACAAATACATTCAAATATAAAGGTTTTGAAGTAAATTTCGGAGGATTTCAAGATAACAAATTTGTGTTTTATATATTACATAAACACCTTGTTGTCTTTGTCAGAACTATTGATGAGCTGGAAACTTACTTTTAACCCCCACTCCAAAGATGAGATAAAAAATATGAAATATATAAAAATTAAAAAAGATGAAATCTATACGTCTAAGAACGTTGCAATTCTTGATACAAGCACAATGAAGTGGAAGCCCAGCAAACCAGAATTACATTCGTGTAACCTGAAAGAGTGGTTTATCCATGCAGTGTTAAGAAAGCATTTCAGTTTTGGTCAACCATATTGTGTCGTATGTGGGTATGCAGAATTAAAAAATAACTAACATGGAAATAAAAACCACTAAAGACCTATTCAATAACTATCGCATAATCTCTACAAAGACACACAGGTCTGAAAGAGGCGACCTTATCACCACCTTCACAGAGCGTCTTAACCAAGATAGAGAAGGTACTATATACAAGCCTTTATCTCTATCTTACATAGCTAACCTATTATCAGTGTATAAGACAGGAGACCTTTATGTGTTGTTAAAGCGATGTGTAGAGGCAAAGAGTTTTAGTAAATGTTTCTGGTATTTTGCGAGAAATCTTAATTCTAAATAAAATGAAAACGATACCAAAGAAATTACCTAAGAAATATATCGAAGTATTTGACCCAATATTTAGTCGCAGAATAAATGTGCTTCTTAATTATACTCCAGAAGAATATGCTAGTTGGCTAACTAGAAATGGAATAAAAGATGTAACAGATAAAGGTTTTGATGACTTGGCAGGTTTTTGTACATCTATACAATGTGAAGATGGACAAACAGAAATACTAATTTATATAAGAACATTCCATTGGACAATTTTATGCCAAGGTACACTTATCCATGAAATAACTCATGCAGTAGTTAGGATATTTAACTTAAACAATATCCCATTTACTACCGAGACACAGGAATTCTTTGCTCACATGATAGGTCGTATTTATGAAAGCATTGCAGAAAAATTAATAAGCAAAAAGAAATAACCTTGCCTCTAAATAAAAAGGTGATAAAATATTAGTATTAGTCCATAGTTTAACGGTAGAACTTTAGTCTCCAAAACTAACGGTCAAGGTTCAATTCCTTGTGGATTAGCTTGCAATCATTTTAAAAAATAGTAGATAGATCTATACCTCCAAGCAATGTTTTTACGGTTTCCTATTTGCGTACTAAGATTGAAGATGAACCGTGTCAAATCTTAGGGAGGTATAGATTTGTCTAGTAGATCTATCAAAAATCCCCTATAAATGGGGATTTTTGCTTGGTAGAATAGCGATAACCTTTAAATCTAAAATGGTACTGAGTTTGGATCAATTCCCTCGCTTTCTGCTGTTGGATATTGGAGTTTTTCTTCTACTGTATTTTTATTAAATAACGGATGTTTCTGGGTTTGTTCAATTAGGAACTTTCTTGCTTGCATGAAGTATAATTTCCAGTCATCGCTGTCCCATGATGTTGTATCTCCGGTAATTGCTGGGTATCCATTTATACTTAATATTTTGTCACCATCTTTTGTATGGTAGTAATCGCTTATTTTAGGTGGTTGATTTTTATCTCCAGTAGGATCACCTTGATATATTGTTATACCTTTTCGTACTTTTTTGTTTTCATTTTCTATTGCAAATGGTACTAATCTAACTGGTTTATCTGGTTTTATGTTTGGTAACTTTTTCATAAAGTCTTCACCGAAGGGCGAGTTTGTAGACAAATATATTGTTTTTAAATCTTCTCCCTGATCGAGAGATAAAACTATTTGTTTTCCGTATTCACTGTCATATAGACTTATGTTACTTATAGTACCACTGATCGCATCTGCAATGTGTTCATATTTGATACCTTTAGTGCCACTAGTCGTCTCATATTCACGAATGACAGCACCTTGTGTATGATCTGGCACGGTAGTGTGGAATTTTCCATCACTCATTATTGAGAACACTATCCCCCTTGGTTTATTATATTCAACTCCTTTCATATTTTTTTACAAATTATTTTAATAAGTATTTCGATAATTAATTTAAACATATTTTATGTTATTTTGCCAGTGAATAATTACTGTCTTTTATGGTTAGCAAATAATTCTTTTGCTCTTGATGCAAGCTGATCAGGGCTTAACTCTGACCAGTCTGGGTACATATTGTAATCTGATGACGCTTGCCATGCTTCTATTGCATTAAATGGTGGTATAGCTTTTTCCGCCATCCATTCTTGGAACTCAAATATTATTTTATTTACCATTTCTTCTGATTTAGATGTTTGGTAAACAAGAGTAAGAATACGATAGTCATCACTAGCAACATAACAGATTGCATATTGCGGTACCCCAAGAGCTAAAGCATAACAAGTGGCTTGTAATTTATGACTTCGATCAGCGCCTTGTTTCTGTATATGTTTAAATTTCATATTGGTAACAGACTTGATTTCGTAAGGAATTCCATTTTTAACTGCATCTGCAAACCCCTTTATCCCTCTATACTCAATTGGTGTCTGTCTTCCTTCCAATTTACACATTTCTGCTACCTTGTCTTCAACTTCATGTCCTCGGTAAAACTTTCTAAGCGTGTACTCGTCTAAAGGTTTTTGCGGTACCCCAAGAGCATATAGGACTTGCCACTGAACTGGCCATCCTAGTCTTGATGGAGATAGCCAATTACTAGATATATGTTCTCTGTCAGCATTTCTCTTGAGCAATTCTTTGGCAAATTCTTCTTGAAGACTCGGATCTATTTCGTAAGGTTCAACGGTGCTATCGAGGGTTGTTTCGGAATTATGTGACCCGCTATCCTTAATTTCTTGATGTAATATTTTATCAGAGGTTCGCTTACCCCTAGAGATTGAGCCACTTGTTTTATTGTCATTGTTTCCTTCATTGCTGGAATTGATAATATCTTCTCCTCGTTCAATTTTCTTGTTCTCATTGTTCATATTTTTATTTAGGCTATTAAATATTTAACTATTTGGTAAATTAAACTAATTAACACTATAACTATAAATCCTATAATGATTATATTAGACACAACATATCCAATCTCATTATTTTCTCCAAACATTTCTATCGTTTCTTTTTCTTTGTCAGTCTTTTCTATAAATAATGATCCACATTTCGCGCAATCTCTTGGATAAATTTCACTTTTTTCTTCTCCACAGCATATTGATACTTTTTTCATATATTTACTACAATATGTTAACTATCTTGACTAATGTTTTGCAACCACATTTTGTACATTTATAACCTTTAATTGACGCTTTAGAGCTTCACGACCTGCCTGTTGTACTGTTACAAACTTATTGATGTGTATCATAGTTTTTTCAAATTTTTTCTAATATATTTTTCCATTAAGTCTGCACTAACTATTCTAAATGGAAAGTCTGGGTGATAGTAATTCTTATACTTCAATAGCTCTATAAATTCACTACATACGGTTTTTACTAACCTGTTCATTTGATATTCGGCAATCTCCATAACATCATCATCTTTACGCTTTGCTACTCTTTTGCGTAAGTAGTTAATGTGTCTAGCTAGTATTTTATCTAACGCTCCCATTGTGAACATGTTAGTATGGGTGGTTAAAGTTATTATCTCGTTCACTTTTTTCTATTGTAAATGGTAGTTTTGCAGTATCTCTGTTAAGTGACCATCTGATAATTTCTAATAAGTTTCTAACTTGGCTCTGTAAAGCATCATTATTCTCTGCAATCCTAGTAATAAGACTAGAATTTTTCGCTCTTTGTTCCTCTTCTAGTTTGGAATATTTTTGATACCATTTTGAGGCTTCATCTCTTGCTAGTTGTAATTCTTGTTGAAACTCTTTTATTGTTTTCTTATTCATAGTAGATTATTTAATTAGTAATTATCTGTTTATAAATACCACTACGATACCCTTCAAAATCCCATGAAGATAATTTAAGAACAGTCCCATCAGTAAATGTTATTTTGATATTATCATCATACCTAGTTACCTCATAACCATCGACATCAATAATGTCCATTGCCACTGGCTGTTCAATAGACTTTATTGTTTTACCTATTAGTTTTTCCATATTTATTTAATTAGTTCTTTTAATAAACCTCTTTTCTTTGCCAAAGCTCTTAATGAGTAGTAGTCAAGCAAATGTTTGACTTCCGTACCCTTTACTTCTGTTTCATCAAACCAAATATCATCACTATCTACACCTCCACCATTTGTAACCAGTAGACCTTTTTTTGACACCTTTTCTATATAAGCAAGTATGTTTAGTAAATGACTATCCTCTAATTTAGAGTATTCTATTTCTTCACCTTCTTTTGTTGTCCAATATTTTTTCATTTTATTAGTTCTTTTAATGATGTAAGGTGGGTGATGTCTTCGTCTAAACATTCGTTGTAAGCACAATTTATTCGGAGTTGACTTAAATTTCCATACGGAGGTATCTCTTTCCTCATACCATTCTTCCTCTCAATCTCTTGGTCAATGAACTTCTTTAGTTGTGTCATGTGCCATTCAAATACAGCTTCTAAATCAAACTCACAGTAATATTTTCCTTTCGGGAATCTAATTTTCGTCTTATCAATTAACTCAAATCCACCACATTCACTGCACCCTTGAGCTTCTAATTCAAATCTATTATTAAACTCCTTTCTCTGCTTTTTAATTAGTTCTTGTAGTGTCATAATTGCTCTTTATAATTTTTAATAAACTCCCTTGCTTCTTTTTCACTTTCAAACTTCATCGTCTTTGCTATCTTTGTTACAGGTATAATCTCTAGTGTTCCGTCTTCGTGTACATAGAAAGCGTATTGAGTGGGAATTATTTTGTAAATTATTGGGTAAGTCATATTATTCTTGCCATGGCTCATCGATCTCAACCCTTCCGTCGACCTCGGAATTTAAAAACAAGTCCTTTTCTTCATCATGAGGAATACGCATTTTCTCTGCTAAAGCCTCTTTCATAGCCATAAATTCCCTTATAGCCTTTTCTGGTGTCTCCGCCTCTAATAATATATAACTTGATACTGGAATACGATATTTCATATTTAATTATCCATAATTAAGACTAATAAAAACGCTATCAATGCACCGACCCAACCACCCAACGCAAAACCTAAACATAGAGCAATTATCATTAACATGTTATTTTTGCATATTTTTTTATATTTCTAATAAACTCTATCGCTTGTAGCCTTCGACTTGGCTGTTTGCGATACCGCAACAGATAATTCATTGCGACATTGTCACTCACTTCTTTGCCCCTCTCCCTCTCTAGCAGATCCTTGAGGCTAATTATCTCATTATCAATAAGGGTAAAATACGCCCCTTCCTTTGCCATTTCTTTTGCTGTAATCATAAATGTTTATTTATATTTAGTTTCCTATTGCGACAAGCTATGCCACAATAGTTATTATTTTCTTTATAAAATCGCGGATAGATCAGTTTTTCTTTACCGCAATTAGCACAGTTTATCTTTATCTTTTCCACTCTCACCGCCCTTCCTTTAAGGTTAGAAACATGTAGCCAGTGTTGTTTTAATCTTTTCATTGTCTGTTCGCTTCTCTTGTATTTACCCAGTGTTTTGTCACCCTTTACAAAGCGATAATTTGTACCCTTCTTTAGGTTGTCTACAGTTCCATTGGCAAATACATGCTTCCTCATCTTCTCCTTGTATTCCTCCGTTGCGATCCCTTTTTTAACATCAAGTCCGTGTAGCTCTTTATACTCCCGCGCGCTTAATTTGTGGACTTGCCAGACATGCGACGCGGGTCTAACAAAATACTTTCCACACTCAAGGCATTTCAATTTCATGGTCTTTGTAATTATTAAGTGCGTCTTGGAACCCGCCTTGATAAATATTGTCTATGATAATTCCCAAATCGTCATCAGTTTGTGCTTCTTTAATCGCTTTTATATATCTAACAATGTAAGGATCTATCATGTTATTTTTATTTTAGTTCACTTTCGTAACACTTATCGCACAAAGCGTCATATTTGTTATAAGTATCGTCTGATAATTGTTCCCCAACAAAAGGCTCAAAATCCTCTGCCGTTATCCATATAAGGTTGTCCGAGTAGTAAATGCAGTGGCATTTATCGCAAGTGTTTTCTTCTGATTTTATTTTAGTCATGTTATTTTATTGTTTTTAATATCTCATAATCAATAACTTCATTTGCATGACTGTCTAATATCTCCCATTCAAAACCATTGCATAAATCTGCTAGTGACTGTTCATTCAAGCTTGCCTCATCGCAATCAATACTGTGATAACTTATAAGCTGTCTACGGCAATCCTCTAGGGTCTCAAAAGTCTCATCATCAGCGAACGGTTGACCACGCTGTTTGCAAAATATTTTGTACATGTTATTGATTATTATTTTATAAGCTCTCAGGGTTAAAAGGGTCGTCTGTGTTAGTTACATCATAGGTCTGATAAAAGGCCTCACCTTCTTTGTAATGCTCTGTACCATTTCTCATAAGTACATCTAATACTTCACTAGCCTTGTTTTCTGCTTCTTGTCTATCGTTTGCTAGTACATCTATGATATATGTCTTTGTTATTTCTACTTTGTATTTTTTCATGTTATTTGTATAAATTTATATTTTTAATAATCTGTTGTATACATTTCATTCCTTGTGTATAGCCCACATCATAAGCAATAAAAGGGTGCATATCTTCCACTTCAATATTGACCGCATCTTTATAGGTAATGTTCGGAATTGTGTTATCAATGTTCGCGTTGCGCTTTGGAAATTCTTTAATGCTGTCTTTAATTTCTTTTTCTACAATTTTAAGTATTTTATCCATGTTATTTAAGCATATAATCGTATAATGTTGTTCTGTTGTTTTCTTTAAGTAGATACTCTATGATCTCCTCACGCGTCTCTGCTGGCTCATCTGTATAATTGAAGTAAAAATGCACTGGTATGTTATTGTTATATACATAACTAACAATTTGAAAGGGATTTTTAAAAGCATTATGATTGCCGTCCCAATACATTTCATACGCTTTTACAAATTGCGGGTATTTCTCTCTAAACTCCTTTGTGAAGTTATATTTTTTTATAGCGTCCCCAAATTTTAGATGTATATAATTATCCTTATCGCCATAGTAGTCTATTTTGTTTTGCATGTTAGTTATATATTATTTCGTATACTAATTTTAATTGCCCGTTTATAAACTCATATTTCTGTGCGCTTTCATTAGTAAAAATCCAATCACTAGCCTTGCCGATCTCAAACCATGAACCTTGCCCTTTACCTAGCTCTTTTTCAAAGATAAAACTATTAGTCTGTACCGCCAAGATTGTGGTATCTTTTTCTTTTACTTCTTTTCCATAATAATTCTTTGTATGTATCACTTTACCAACCGTCATGTACTTCTTTAATTGTGACAAATTAGACGGCTTGCCATTGGTAACTATTCCTTGTATAGGTTTTGCTACTTCAGGGAAAAGCTTTTGATCAAGCCCAAGTTCTTTTATAAACTCATTAGCGATTGCATAATATTTTGGATTGTCATAGCAAGTTACTCGGATTGTATCGCCTTCGTCTAATATTTGCTTTGCAAAATATAAGGCTTGTTTTTGTGTTTTTATAGCCCATATACCAGGAAAATAGTCAATCTGTATATTGCTATCCGTATCGTTTGATAGTGAGTAATCATTCTGTACTATTAGTGAGTATTTTTTCATATTATTGGTTTAATTTATTTTTACTATCTAGCCACGCAAGCATATCCCAAGTTTTGCTATAAGTTTTGCTGTCGTGAATACCTGTATCAAGATATTTTTGAAATCTTTGTACTGCCAAATCTTCCATAATTTCATAAGGCCATTTAAATTTATTTGTCATGTTATTTTCTTTTTGTTATGCACTCTTTACAATATAATTGACATACTTGCCCGTTCGCAATTTCACTACCACAATCTTTGCAAGTGTTGTTTTTTAGCTGTACTTCTACACCGTCCCAAGAAGTGCCGAAGTGAGTTATGCCCCAAACATACACTTCAAGTTTTGGACTAAAAAGCACTATTTCGTTTGTGTATCTCTTCAAGTAGTCCGCGCCTCCTTCCATAATCAAGTAGTATTGATATATTTCTTTGTAGCCTCTAGTTTGCTCTTCGCATTTTTCTGTGCAATCTTTAACATCGTCATGCTTTTCGCAATAATCAAGCTCACCACTCTCTAAATGGTCAAAGAAATCTTCTTCTATTTCCGTTATTTTGTTACATAGGATCATATCGCCAACTCTGCGCGCTAGTTCTCTATAAGTTATAGTTTTGGTTTGCATGTTATTTTGTTAATTCTTTTATTTGATAATCACGCAATGTTCTTAATTGTAAACAAAGATTTGAAAGAGCGTTCCCTATGTTGTGACCGAAGGCTACTTTATTGCCTTGCTTTGCTACATAACACTTCAATGAATACTCGCCCTCTTTTGGTATATATCTTTCGATTGTCATATTATTTTATATTTTTAATTTCTGATACTATTCGCTCATGTAGACGGGTTTCCATTTCTTGCAATTGGCTTTGTAGTCTTTCAAAAGCCCTAGCAAGCATTAACACCATTTCGTCTGTGTTCTCGTTTAAAATGTTTTGTATTTCTTCTTGGGTCATGATAATTAAATTAGGTTGATAAAGATAAAACAAAGGACTAATACAAGTGTAGAAACAAAGATAACTTTTTGTATTTTTCTTTTACGATTTCTTGCTTGTAGCTCTTGATATAGATATGAGTGTTTATACATATAAATATATACTATTATGTTAATAATCATATTATAGGATAAATGAAAGTATAAAGTCAAGTATATATATGTGGATAGTGAAATATATCATATTACATAATAATAGTCAATAGTTGTGGCACCGCAAATCGCCCCACTTACAATATATACAACTCAGACTAAATAAAGAGAGAATAAAGAGAAAATAACAAAAACCGCCCCCTAGAGCTAAAATATTGCGATACCACAACAGAAATATAAAAATACCCCCCCCGATCAAAGATAGTAACCGCGCGCCCCATGTGAGAAATCGCCCCCTGAATACTGTATTTTATAAGATAAAAGTTAAGTGTAGCAGTCATGCAGACATATTAGTATGACGGTTGCTGTCTATTATTAGGATTGTGGGAGTTTACTATTAGGACTGTGGGAGTCTATCCCCCTCACCGCTAAGTGTTTTTCAACTCTCGGCACAACACAAGACAACCAATATATAGCTTAACTAAGCCATTGTTTACATGTTTATTCATTGAGAGGGGGGTGGCAGGATGGTTGGGAGAAAGTTTGTTTTATCTTGTCTATACCCCCCTCGCTATACTACTGGAACCGATTTTACCCCCCTCGCTATATTACTGGATTGGATTTTATACTCACACTATACTACTTATGCACTACAAAATGCACTACAAAAAACGTGAAATTCACTTAAAATGCACTACAAATACATCAAAATGCACTACAAAACTACTATAAATGCACTACATTATCCACACTTTGTAGTGCATTTTGTAGTGCATTATGATATACTCATTCCAATGAAACCAATTTCTTTTAGATTTAATCAAGAGTATGTTACTAAGTTGGAGGAATTAAAGGGCTTCTTTGATTTATCTTCTATTGATGTAATGCGTAAGGCTATCGATGGTCTGTATGATGAGTTGAAGAAGAAACTTGGATCTGAATTCAAAAGCCCTGTTAATCATGTTGTTTCTAAAGGTATTTATGAAGGTTGGGAGATAATGATGAATCCTGATGGTAACTATAAGCCATATTTATGTGATAATGATGATGTGCAATGTATTGTAATACAAAATCCTGCCAAGCCATGGATGACGAAGAAGGTGTTTAAGACTGATGAACTTTTTAATCTCTTTGTAAAAAATGAATGAAGAATGGACAAAACGAATCATGGATTCGCCATATAGATCTGTTTTCAACAAAGGTTTTACCAAACTGGAACTTTCCAATTGGAATACAGATTCATGGCTAAACTTTATTAAGTTTGCTGATTTGTTTCTAACCAGAGACACGAAAGGGGAGGAGAGATACTTGGTTAATAGGGAAAGGGTGGAACTTGCTGAGAAATGCTTTGATGAACCTAACCATCCATGGCAAGAATATCTGTGTCGTATTCATCAGTTTTCTTTTGAAAAACCACCAAAGGCTTTTTTCCTACGATTGAAAGTAATGATTCGTACTTGTCTTACTTATCTCAAGGTCAATCCTGCTTTAGTTAATGATGAGATGAAATCTATCTTGGAGAAGTATCCAAAACGACTTGGTTGGTGCTTGGAACAGTATTATTTACGTGATACTGGTCGTGGTATTATTGTTCAACGTGATACTACTACTGTTGAAGGTGGAATTCAGACTACTACTACGATGCCATCTATTGAAAAGAAGCAGATGGAAACGCTTGTTGAAATGATTGATCTTCATCAGCAACTTGTTAGATCTATTAAAAAAAATGATTTACATCAGCTTGATGTGAAGGACAAGTTGATTGCTCTTCCCAGGCTTGTTGATGCTATTGCTAAAATGACTAACCGTAAAGTAAACAATAATTCATTTACTCAGATTAATATTCATGGATCAGCCAAAGATATGGAAGCGGCTGCCCTTGACTACATCAAACAAAAAAATGCTGATTAAAAAACAACCTGCTGATATTATGTTTAGTTATGGTAGAACATATATTTACAATGTTGATTCAACGTATCAGATTGAATTTGAACACTGGTACGAGTGGTTTCTATTTATTGTTTCTAATGAATACATATACTATGTACCTGATAACTACAATACTATTATATATGATCGTAGGCGTGACTTATCACTAGCTGTTAGAAAACCATTTTATTATATCGTACTATTATATATATTGATTGCTGAGTCATTTCATGAGATTGGCCATGTTTTCTACCGTCATGGATTGTTGAAGCGGAAGACTGAAGGTATCCAAACTCATTGGTTTTGGCCAGTTTATTTATTTAAATAATATGAAATATACTTGTGAATTGTGTGGTAAGAAATGTGGATTAGTTTACTGGAGCAAGAAACTACAGAAGTGGTTGTGCAAAGTTTGTGAGTGGTCTAACCTTTAAATAAATGCGATACGCAAAACTTGAAGAATACTATAGTTCTAACGAATACAGACTAAAAATGCAGTCTCGTCTTGAGGTGTTGAAGAAATGTGCTGATGAACCGCTAAATATTACTAGATTTGCACTTGAGCGTTGGTCTATCGATCCAATTGAATTTATCGAAACATTTGGTTGGATAATAATTCCTGAGTTTGATAATGCCGTTAAGCCATTCTTCCTATTTCCATATCAGAAAAAAGTGCTTACTAAGATTTGGGAAGCAGAGTTATCTGGACAAGATCATGAAATCCTAATTGATAAACCTCGTGGTATGGGACTTACTTGGTGCTTAGTCTGGTATCAGATTTGGAGATGGCTATTTACTCCTAACTGGGGTGGATTTAATCTATCCCGTTCTGAAGCAGAGGTTGATGATGGTACATTTGATGCGGGTTCTTCCATCTTTGGTAAGTACAGGTGGAGTATACAACACCTACCAAGCTGGCTTATTCCTGATGGATTTGTTCCGAAGGGAAAGAAAGGTAATCCTACAGATATGATGCTTCGTATTACAAATCCACAGCTTGGCTCTTCTCTCGTTGGTTCTACGACTAACCAAGAGGCCGGACGTTCAAGAAGATATGCTTTTGTATTTATTGATGAATGTTTTGCGATACAGCACTTCCAAAGTGTTTATAGATCACTTCAATCTGTTGCAAGGGTTAAGGTTTTCGTATCTACTGTTAAATCTGGTCGTGTTTTCCAAGAATTTAAGTCTCTTTGTGAATCACAAGGAAACTATATCTCATTAACATGGAAGGATCATCCATTTAAGGATCAGGAATGGTATGATGAGCAGGTAAAGAAAGCAGAGTTTGACCCAGAGGTTATGAAGGAAATTGAAGTCGATTATGCTGTTAATATAAAAAGTCAATACTATCCAGAGATACGGGAAGCGTTAACCGTTCCTGAAATGGTATATGATAGGCAAAAGCCGTTGTATGTTTCGTTAGATATGGGTTCTCAGGATTTAACAGTAATAATTTGGTGGTACTATTCTAATGGTTTATTTCACGTTCTTGAATGTATATCAAACTCTAGAAAACAATTAGATTGGTATATTCCTTTCTTGAATCCAACAATAACTGAAAATCCTGATCACTATACTCCATATTATAAAGGAATATTACAGAAGGTTAAAACGTGGTCAAAACCTGTTGCATATTTTGGTGAAGCTGCACATTTTATGAAACAGATGCCACTAAATAGATCAGTTGCTGATGAGCTTATAAAATATGGTATTAGATTGCGTTGTAATAATAATGCTATTAGACATGAGCCAAGAAGAAATGCTACTAAGCTTATTTTACCAAAGACAGTATTTAACTTCTCATCTGATGGTGTAACTGAATTGTATGATGCAATTGCTAATTCTAGATATTCAGATGCAAATCGTGGAACTTCTAAAGAATCACACTTGAAGCCAGTTCATGAACTTGAAATTGCAGACTTTAGAGCGGCTTTTGAAAATTTCTGTGTTAATTTTCCATTAACATTACGAAATCAACGATCTGATATTCCAAAGGGTGATTTAAAAGACAACAAGGTACTTTCCATGGTTAAGTATCTTCGTATATAATATGTGTTATAATTATTAAAAATAAATGCCATTCAAAAGCAAATCACAACGCAGACTGTTCTACGCAAGACCCGAGCTTCGTGGGTATATTAAAGAGTACGAAGCTAAAACAAAAGGAAAGAGGTTACCAGAACGTATTAATAAAAAGAAAATTAAAAGAAAATAAATATGAATAACAAAGTATTATTTGGTCAGGATTTAGATAAGGTTCAGAATGGTATGTATATAGTATATAAGGCTGTAACAAGTACAATTGGTGCAGCTGGTAAGAACTGTATGTTTCGTGATTGGACAACAGAGCCAGTTGTTACAAATGATGGATATACTATTGCTGAAATGATAAAGCTTGAAGATCCATCAGAAAGAATTGGTGCTGATTTTATAAAACAGGCAAGTAGGAGACAAAATTCTGAGGCTGGTGATGGTACGACTTCAGTCATAGCAATTACTTATTCAATGATTGAAAATGGTATTAAGAAAATAAAGGAGGGGGCAAACGCAATGAAACTAAAGAGGGAGATTGATGCCTGCGTTAATAATGTTGTTGATAAGCTAAAAAAATCTGCTAAGAAAATAACAGATGATAAGGGTCTTTTTGATGTAGCAAATCTTTCAATGGAAAATCCAGAGATGGCACGACTTGTTGTTGATTCTATTAATAGTGCTGGAGAGAATGGTAGGGTTGTTGTTCAGGAATCTAATCTTGTTTACACAACAACTGAAGAAGTTAAGGGTATTGAATTTGCTAGAGGATACATCACTCCATATATGATCACAAATGCTCAGAAAATGACTTCTGAACTTGAGGATGTACACGTTTTGATTGTGGAAAAAGAGTTTAATTTACTACAACAATTGTTCCCAGTTATTGAAACATTGAAGGCTAAGGGTATAGATAGGTTGTTTGTTGTGTGTAAGGGTATGATCGGAGAAGCGCTTGGAAATGTTATTGCCAATATTCAAAAGGGTGCTTTCCTAGTTGTTGCGGTTCAGGCTTCAGAGGATATAGATATTATGGATGATATTGCACTACTTACTGGAGGACAGAAGATAAATGAGGTTTCAATCCCAGAAGGCTTATCACCTGCTCATATTAATATGCTTGGTAAAGCAAAGAGGGTTATAGTTCATAAGGACAAGACTATTATTGATAGTGGATATGGTAATAAGACTGAAATTAAGAATAGAGTTTCGGCCCTAAAGGCAGAAATTAAGAAGAAAGAGTCTGTTGGTGAACCAGTCCCATATCTAAGACAGAGGGTAGCAAATCTTGATGGAAAGGTTGTCTATATTAAGGTTGGTGCGCCAACACAGCAAGAAATGAAGTATTTGAAACTAAAAGTTGACGATGCTGTCGCTTCAGCATCACTTGCAAAGCAGGGTGGAGTAGTTGTTGGTGGTGGTAGAGCATTATATGATTGTGGTACAGCAAAACCAAAGAATGATGGTGAAGAAGTGGTATTCGCAGCTTGTCAGAATCCAATTCGTAGAATTATAGAAAATGCAAAGTTAGATCCAGATAGGATCTTAAAATCTCTTGATGTTGGTCAAGCATTCAATGTTCTTACTGAAAAACCTGTAAAAGATTTTATTAAGGAGGGTATTGTTGATCCTGTTGATATTGAGATGTGGGCATTAAGGAATGCTGCCTCAATAGCTGGTATGTATTTGACAACTTACTCAGCTATTGTGCCTATAGTTGAAAAGAAGACTTGTCAACATGACAAATAAATATAACACTTGTATAATATATGCGTACTGACATCTTGCGCTTTATTAAAAAAATAAAGGAACGATACAAAGTTGAGGCTTTGTATTTTCCTGATAATGATGTCTACTCTGTTCGGTTTCGTGGTCGAGCCGTTCAGAACTTTAATTCAAAACAATTTTACGACATTCCAAAAGAAAAAAGATTTACAATGATTGGTGACATCCTTCATCTAGGATTGAGTCACAATATTGGTGAGAGAACTATGATAAATCAATTATATCTTCAAAGAGGAATGGGTAAGAAAATTTAAAACAAAATAATGAATCCTAGCGACTTTGAAACTGACAAGATAAAAGTTGAAGACTGGATGCAGCGGGATGGTATTAAGATAAGTAGGAAAGAAATTGAAGCTATTGCCGATGATGTTACCGATCTTATCCAGTGGCGTAGCTATCGTTCTGGATTTGCTCGGCAATTTCGTGGTTATGATTTTGATTCTTATTTAGCTCTGTCTCGTGAATTATTTTGGAACTCTCTTTCAACCAAATCTGATGATCTAAAAAAGTTGGAACTAGAATTTTCCATTCCATTTGCAAGGAAGGAAGCAATGGACTTTTTAGCTAAACTTGTATCACAAAGTATTAAACCAAAACTTCAGGGAGATAATTTAAATGCGCTTGGTATGCGTATATTAAATGGTATATACAAAAGATGGGCTTTTAAGAACAATGAGAAAGTTGAAACATTCTGGGAGTTACTATATGGAGTAATGAATGGAACAGTCTGTTCATATATTGGATTTTTAAGTAATGATGTTCAAAGGAGATATTTAACATCATTTGATCCTGAAACTGGTAGTTTTTCATTAAAGACTGAAAAAGAGAAATATTGGAATGATGTTATGAAATGTGTAGTTCCACTAGAAGATATTTATCTACCTCTTATTTATGAGAGAAATATACAAAAGCAGGGTCGTTTAATCTGGAGAACACAGATGGACCCAAAGCAATTTTATGCTGAATTTGGCAATTATAAAATGGCTAAATATTGTTTACCAGGAAATAGAATTGCTGAAGACTCCCTTTATTTTAAACTCCTTGGAGGAACTGGAACAACTACATCGAATAAGATTGATGTTATTAGGAAATATGATTGGATAAAAGATGAATTTCGTATTTCTGCTGGTGGAATTTTACTTAACGGATTAGGTAGTGGAGATAACTTGCAGTTTGCTCCAATGCCATTTGATCACAAAATGGCTCCATTTACTTGGGGAATTATGAATCCAATTGATGAAAAATTTGCTTATGGTCTATCAGTTCCATTCATGGTTAAAGATCCACACAAAATATTAAACAATTTCTTTGCGATGTTCGTTGAGCGTGGCATCCGTGAACTTGATCCACCTATTATAACTTCCGATCTAGAAGCTCCAGAATTTATATTCGGACAACACAAAGTTATTGGTGTTAATGACATAAATGCGTATAAAGAGTTTACTTTACAGCCTATATCTCAAGATACATTTACGACCGTAAATGCTTTGCAACAGAATATGTCATCTATGGCTAATGGTGGCCAGTCGCAAGTTGTACCATCTAGACAGCCACAATCAGCTCGTGGTGTTATGACAAATCAGGCTCTACAACAAGAAGCTATGACAAATGCTCTTACGATGTATTATGATATTTTGAGACAGAGAATACTTCTAGTTCTAAAGACAGCATTACAGTTCTATTCTGTATCTGATTATGAGAAGGGAGATAAGTCTGCCCTAAGAACATTGATGGTACAAGACACACCACTTTCTTTGGGCGGAATTGGTGATATGGAGATTCGTATTGTTAAAGATAAAAAGCCAGATATTGATTTGTTCCTAGAAGGAATTAAGAAGTCTGCTGAAAGAGGTAAGAAAGTTGAAGTCGTAGAGGTTCCAACAGAGTGGTTACAGAATGTTGAAGTTGACGTTACAGATATAACACTAGAACCAGAGAAAAATACCGATTTGGAAAAGCAAGCTTATGTTGCTAATGTTATACAGCCTACATTATCATTCTTCGTACCAGCTGGATTAGCAGATCCATCAAAGACAATGATGAGATTCTATGAAAAAATGGGCGAGTCGATTTCTGACTTTGCAACAGATTCTGTATTACAAAATATGGCAGCTTCTATGAGTACACCATTTCAGGGTAATCAGATGAATCCTCAGAAAAATGCAACGGCATTTCAGGGTAACGCAGCACAATCAATAATTGGTGCTAAATATGGTACACAGCAAGCTGGCCCGATGACTTATCAGTAATTTAAATAAATAAAATGAAAAATCTACTTGTGAAGTTTGTGTTTAATCATTATCGTGATGATATATATGATTGTATTGTTCAAGAGTTTATCGGATCTATTCCAGCTGATGTTAAAGAACCAGCACTTGAATTTCTAAAGGATAGGAGGGTTTTGTTTGAGAAATTTCTTTCTATTCAAGCATACAATATTCAAAGAGCTAGAATTTATGCTAAAAAGTCTCAAGAATTTTATGATGGATGTTTAGTTATAATAAGGGCATTTCTAGCTGCTGTATCAAAGACAAAAACACCAATTGATACTATTGTGGCACCGAAAGAAAATACTGTTGATCAAACAGAAAAGGCATTAAGTTCAATTAGTGAATTTAGAAAAATCGGAATATCTGGTAATTAAACTTATCCACAATTACTTTTTCCTTGCATGGTTGTCAACAAGTTTGTATAATACTTGTAGTTACTGAAGCCGAGTAAACAAAAACGGGCTACTAAAAGAAATGGGCGTTTATTTAGTGGGTCGCCACCACAGACCGATTTAAAAAACAACTTATGGATACAAAAGAAATTGTAGAGCGTGTTATCAAAGGTGAGGATTATTCTACCCTTGTCAAAGACCTTCCTAGTGAAAAACAGATTGAGGTAGGTACAGCAGTTAGGGATGCCCTTGATTCCCAAATAAAGATGGGAAAGGGTGATCTAAAAAAAGCTACTGAAGACCTTATCTCTGTTCGTCAGGGAATTGATAAGATAAAGGAGAAGCAGAATGAGTCCCAAAATCAAGTTATTGAGACTTTTAAGAAAGAGCAGGTAGAAAAGGCAAAAAAGAAGTTCTTTTCTTCAGAAGATTTCCCATTAACAAATGAACAAAAAACACAGTTAGAGACAGAATTATCAAATAAAAATTTTGCTTCTACTGATTCTGATTTTGTTTTCGAGGAAATTAAGAAAGTCTATGGTTCTTTGTTTATAGATCAAGTTCTTTCAGAAAAGAAGAAAGCCATTGCTGGTCAGAATGGCGCACAACAATTTATAATAAATCAGGCTGGTGCTAATAATTCAGGTCCAGTCGGAGATCCAGATAAGTATTCAACACCAGTCAAGGAGTTGTGGGCAGCTGTTCAGTCAAAAGGTTTTAAGAACTATACACTTGATAAGGCTAAGGAAGATTTTGAGAAGGGCAGAAGTCCATCTTCAACACGTTATCTATAAAATTTCAATAAATATCCATAAGATTATTAATAAGTTAATAATATTATGGCCATCACAAACGGATTTTATCCAATTCGTAAAGCTCTAGATTATGAGATTCGCAGGGCAGTTGTTGCAAATGCTGTTGGTACTGGAACATATACCATAGGTATAGGTTCAGCAATCCAACCAGGTGCAACTGCACACACTGGTTATGTAACTGGTGCTACTTCAAGCAACCCAGTTTTGGGTACTGTCACAGCACTTATTTATCAAGGTAAAGTAACAGAAGTTACATCTATTGTTGGTGTCAACGCAGCACAAGGTACTTCTGTTGCAACAGCAGCAACATATACAGATAACGAGACATCTGGAAACTGGTTGGTTGAATATATACCTTCAAATCTTCCAATTCAATATAGCGCAACACTTTCAGCAACATCTGGAACAACAACAAACTCAGGTGGTGCTGGTTGGTTTAACCTAACAGCGGTATCAAACTCATCAAACGTTGGTTCTGGAACCCTAGATGAGTCTTCCATTGCTCTTTATAGCGGCACCCAGGGTCAATTCTTGTCGGCTGGTGTTACTACTTTCCCAACAGCTGGCACAGCAGTCACTGGCCACTGGTCAAAGGTTCTATAATTAATAGTTCTAATAATCAATAATTACTATGAATGGACAAGGATTATATAATGGTTCCCTCGATGTATTCCTAGTTGGCGTTCGTGCTGACTTCGATGCGGTTCAAGATCAAGCAAAAATTGCTGTTACATCATTGGAACAGAACGGTTTGCTATCTACAGATAAGGATACAACAGGTATCTTTACTCAAGTTTCCAATATGGAAAATCAGGGCAATCGTGTTGTCTGGAGGCATACTGGTTCAACAGGTGTTTCTAAGACTGGTAGCCGTGTAGCTGGAGGAGTTTATCCACAAGCTAATTTCAATAGACTTTGGGAAACAGTTGTCGTTGATCCTGATAATCAAGATGCAAACGAGATTAATGTTCCTGAGGAAAGATTGAATGCAGAATCAGCAGAATATAAGGATGCTCTTGATAGAGCATTGAAACTTAACCTAGATCTACGCAGAAAGAATATGGGTGATCCATTTGATGTGTTCAACCAAGCTTTCGTAGCACCTTCTTCTTACGCTTCAACAAAATTCGTAGGAAAGGGTAATAATGGTCTAGATGGTTCTGGTACAGCACTAGGAGAGGCTCTAATTACTTATCAACATAAGTTGGCTTATACCAATGCAACAGCGGCTACTTCATCAACAGCAACCAATGGTTGTGGTAATGCAGTAACATCTTCTGGTAACTATGCGGCTCTATCACCAACATCTTACAACTCAGCCCTAGAACTTGGTGCTACATTTGTTGATGATGTTAATAAGCCAATGTCAATGTTCGGTGGTTTGAATACAATCATCGTTCCAAGGGCAAATGGTTTGGTTGCAACAGCAAAGCAAATAAATGAATCAGATTGGACAGTTGGTTCATCAAATAA